TCCATATTTGTATGAGGTTGATAAAAGGTATCATCGATACTTTATGGATCTGAAGATTACGTACTCAAATGGTAAAACTATTCTGGTTGAGATCAAACCAGAGAAAGAAACCAAGCCTCCTGCATTCCATGGTAAGAAGAGCAAGCGTTATATCTCAGAAGGTATGACGTATGTTAAGAATATGAACAAATGGTCTGCTGCTCAAGAGTATGCAGCTGATCGTGGATGGGGCTTTGAGATATGGACAGAGAATCATTTATCTGCAATGGGTATACTTCCAAAGCCTCAGAAGAAGTTTAAACCAATCAAACCTTTAAAACCAGTAAAGAAGAAAAATGGCAATAGTAACAGGAAGTCCTAGAACTCTATTCATTCATATACCAAAGACGGGTGGAACGTCTGTGACTAAGTGGTTAAGAAACAATACAGTTGGTTCCAAAAAAGATATCGGAAAACATTCTAAGATGAATGAGCATGATATTGGTGATAGTGTGTTTGTGTATACTATGATCAGACATCCATACAATAGAGTTATAAGTGGATACAATTACCATTGTTCGTTATGGGGAGGTCAGTTCAAAGGATCTTTTATCGATTGGTGGGAAAGCGACTTATCAGAAATATCAAGAGAATCTCAATCTGCATATGTTACTGATAGACTGGATTATTTTATAAAATTAGAAAAACAAAAGTTTCAATTTAAGAAGATTATGGAAATGTTCAAAAGTAAGGTCCCGTTGGGTCAACATAATAAGTCAGGTAGAGATAAAAGGTATCCAGAATTCTGGCGTGCTAATATTCCACAAAACATTCAAAGAGAGATACATCTGATCCATAAGGATGACTTTGATCGCTTTGGTTATGAGGTATACTAATGAGTTTTTTATTTAGAGAAAAATCTTTAATATTTGTACACATACCAAAGACAGGGGGTGTGTCAATACGATCGTGGGCTATTGATAGAGGATTAGCAAGAAAGAAGACGGAATCTGGAAACAAACATGTATCAGCAAACAAACTGATTAAAAAGTGGAAAGCTATAGATCCTAACCCCCAAACATTTGCTGTTGTAAGAAATCCATATGATAGAGTTGTTAGTTGTTGGAAGTACTATACTGATAAAGAAAAAACAAAGTTTTCCTTCGAAGAGTTTGTATTTGCAGAAGAGCTAAAACCAATAAAAAACAAAAGAGATCCACTGTATAAAAAACAAAAATATAAAATTGGTCTTATCGATTCAGTTGTGCGTGATCCAATGGTTAACTATGTAAATGATGATACAATTATTCTTAGATACGAGAATCTTAGTGAAGATTTTAAAACCATTCAACAAATGGTTGATCAACATGATCCTCTACCTGTATTGAATACAAGCAGCAAAGATAAAGATTACAAGCAATATTATAATGATGCGACAAGAGAACACATAAGAGAGCTCCACAAAGAGGACTTTGAAAGATTTAACTACGATTTCTAATATAAATACTGTTATGGCTAATATATTTGACAAACTAGAACTCGAAGCATTCAAGGCAGGTATCACTCCCAGGACACAACAGTCCAGGGATTGGTTTCGTCGTAAGGCACAGCAGATAAGACGTGTTAATCGTAATGCTCTAATGAAAGAAGAACCTATCCAACTGTCAAACAGACAGATTGTTGGATCAATGTATATGTTTTTCTACGATCCAAAGTTAAAAGAAACACTACCATACTATGACAGCTTTCCTTTGGTTATTGTTATTGGACCTGCAGAAGGTGGGTTCTTGGGATTGAATCTTCATTACATTGCTCCAATGCTCAGAGCAAAGCTATTGGACTCATTAATGGATATTACAAACAACGATAAGTTTGATGACACAACCAAGTTCAATCTATCATACAGAATGTTGAAGAGTGCTGCAAAATATAAGTGGTTCAAGCCATGTGTTAAACATTATCTAAACTCAAATGTAAGAAGTAGGTTTGCAAGAGTTCCAGCGACTGAATGGGAGATCGCAGCATTCTTACCAACAGCAGACTTCCAGAAGGCTGGTAAATCAAAAGTCTATGCTGATTCCAAAAGGATGATATAATGGTCTCAACAATAGATCAATTCAAGAGTCTCGTAAGTGCCAAAGGTGGCATTGCTAGACCCAATCTGTTTAGAATTAAGTTTCCATCTCTTCCAGGTGCTACTGCAGAAGAAGTTAACATCCTGTGTAAAGATGTTCAGTTGCCTGGTCGTCAGATTATGACCAACGAAAGACGCATTGGTCTGCAGTTAGAGAAAGTTCCATATGGCTATGCTGTTAATGATGTCTCAGTAACATTTCATGTGATGAACAACTATGGAATTAAAGAATACTTTGAGACATGGCAGAACCTTGCTGTCAACCAACAAACCAAAGAGATTGGCTATCAGAGTGACTATGCTCGTAATGTTGAGATTGAACAATTTCAAAAGGTAGTCAAGCTACCAGAAAGATTCAGAAGTGAGTTTGATAACTCATTGCTACCACGATTGAGTGATATTGATATTGTCAATCAGTTCTTCAATGTTGGAGATCAGTTAAATGACTTGGTCGTTTATAGATGTAAATTGATAGATGCATTCCCAACATCTATGAATGCAATTCAGTTAAACAACGATCTTGATGGTATTGTTGAACTAAATATTCAGCTTTCATATACCAACTGGGAAACACCATTTGTGCTATCTCCATCCAATGTTGGTGATGCATTTAGAAGCTCGATTAGAAATACACTAGTGGGATTTGTTAATAATATTTTATAAGGATTTGAAATGGCACTACCTAAACTGAATGAAGTTCCAAATTATGAACTTGTTATACCATCTACAGGAAAGACAGTTACATATAGACCTTTCTTAGTAAAAGAACAAAAAGTTTTATTGATGGCGTTAGAATCTGAAGATGAAAAACAGATTGTAGACGCAATGATGAATACTATTAAAGCATGTTTACTAGAAAATATTCAGTTCAACAATCTTACATCTTTTGATGTTGAATATATTTTTGTACAGATACGAGGTAAAAGTGTTGGTGAAACTTCAGATATTGTGTTACCATGCAAACAATGTGAAGAGAATAATGAAATAAAAATAAAACTAGATGATATCAAGGTTGAAATAGAAGAGATCGATAATCAAGTTCAATTGACTGAAAAGTATACATTAGTATTAAAATATCCAAAATATAATGCGCTTGCATCAACACCAGAAGCAGACACAGATACAGCAACACTAATGTTATATACTATTATTAAAAACTGTTTAGATGAACTTAGAACAGATGAAGATATCATTAAATTTGATGATGAATCGCAAGAGGAGATTAATAATTTTGTTGAAAATCTTACTGGCGAACAATTTAACAAGATTGTTGAGTTTGTGCAAAAGATACCAGCTCTAACACACACTGTTAATTTTGAATGTAAAGAATGTAATCATAAAAATGAATATGTCTTGAGAGGTGCCCAAGATTTTTTTTAATAGCCCTGTCGCATGATAATCTAGTCGCTCATTATCAGATTAATTATCAGCTGATGCAAAACCATAATTATTCGTTAAGTGATCTTGAGCATATGATACCATGGGAGAGGGAAATATACGTTACAATGCTGTTGGACGATATTAAGAAGCAACAAGAAGAACAGCAGAAACAGAACATGCAAAGGATGTAAATATGTCATCTCTTACGGAAGTAACTCAGGCGTTACTAGAACAAAATAAAACTCTGAGGGGAGTTGAAACAGGTATATCTGCTCTGGTCAAAGAACAGGTAGCTGAAAGAGTTATGTCCGAAAGACAAAAGCTACGAAACGAAGAAGCTAGACGTGAAGGTCAAAGACGTACTGTAGGTTCTCCAACTAGTGTTACTCAAGGAATCAAGCAAGGAGCTAAAGAAGGTCTTGGTCTAGGATTGCTTGGAGGTGTTGCAGGATTCTTGACAAGTGCTATTGGTAGTATTATACCAAGTATTGGTGTTGGTGGGTTGGCTGCAGCTGGTGCAGCTCTTGCAACTAAATTTCTCGTCAGAGGTGCTATGGTCGGCCTGTTAGCCAAGTTTGGGCAAGATGTATTGGAAGGATTAATTAATAAATTAGATCCTAATCAAGTGTTTTTAGATAAAGATGCTCAGAGTAAGTTTGCAACAGGTTTGAACTTTTCGTTGATGGGTGGGTTAATTGCTAAGACAGTTGGATCTTTGTTTGGTAAACGCTTTGGTAGATTATTTGGAGTCGCAGGTCTTATCGGTGGTTTTCTATATCCATACTTCAATAACATGATTGATGATACAAAGCTAGAGAAAGCATTTAACGAAAAGTTTGACATTGATTTTGGTGCAGATATTATTGCTGGTGTAGGAAGTTTAATTGCTGGTACATTGGCTACTGTTTTATCTGGCCGTTTGTTAAACATGATTCGAATGAAGTTAGGTATTGGTCCAGTTCAAGAAGGACCATCGACCCGCGGACGTGCTGGATCTCTTTTTAGAGGAGGTGGGACGACTGCAGGAACAGCAGGAGGTGTAGCTCCTCGGATGGAGTTTCGGGGATATGATACACCGGCCGGTCGCGAAAAGTTTGCGCGTAAAGTGCAAAAAATGTCTCCAAAAACATTAACAAGATTAGGTTTCTCTAGAACATCCACAGGTGCAATCACAAAGGGTGGAAAATTTGCATCATTAGATGCTGTAATGCAAGCAACAAACGATGCTAAGGCTGCTCGTGTTGTAAAGTATATGAAAGCATTAAGAATATTGAGTGTTGCTGGATTAGCTGCTGAAGCAGTAATGATAGCTAATATGATTTACAACGGTGCAAGCGATAATGAAATAAAAACAGAAATTGCGGGACTTATAGGCGCTGCTGGTGGATCTGTTATAGCTGGAAAGATTGGTGCAGCTTTAGGTACAATTGTTTTACCAGGATATGGCACAATTGCTGGAGGAGTAATAGGTACTCTTGGAGGATTTCTTGGTGGTGAGTATGTTGCTGAAGCATTAGCAGCATCACTTTTAGGTATGCCAGTACCAGTTGCTGATGGAGAATCATTGTTGATGAATCAATCTTTAGTACCATTAATATCAGCAGATCCAAATCAGATGGGGACAACTTACCCCCAACTTGGAGCTCAAGGACCTGTTATGCAGTATAACTTACAGCAAGCAGCAAAAAGATCTCGTGCAGCTATAGCTGCAACAAATATGGCCCGGGATGCTGCAATGGCTACTGGTAGACTTTCACGTGGTGGCGATCAAGTTATCAATATTGGTCAGGTTGGCGATAATGTACAGTCAATGGGATCACCAAATGGAAGAGGTGGACGGAGAGGTGATGGCATGGGCCGTCCAGTCGATTACCAATTCTTCGATAAACACATGAGCCGTCAATACATGGGAATTCCAGGTGGCGGTATGTATGGATACACCTACTAAATCAAAAGGGCGGCCTTCCTAGGTGCCGCCCTTTCTAGCTCCTCCGTATACCGGAAGCCCGTACCTCACTAAGTGCTGAGGGTCACACACCATTCCAAGAGCTGCAGACTACAAGGATGGATTTTTTCTGGTCTCGGTGAAAGGATTCGAACCTCCGACCCTCTGGTCCCAAACCAGATGCGCTACCAGACTGCGCTACACCGAGTATTAATCCTCTGCTGCCAACTTAGCAAAATAGCTCATTGTATCATCATCGTCCATAGATGACTCTGCTGTTGTTACAGCAGGCTGAGCAGCTGTAGGCGCTGTTGGAGCGGAAGCTGACGGAAAGTCAGGAATCTCATCATCAAGATCTAACGATGCCTCCTGCTTCATTGTACGAGGTGCTTGCTCTCCTAGAACCATTGCCAAGCGAGACTTCAACTCATCATAGGTCTTATAGTTCTTAGGATCAGTCCACTCGTTAAGATCAAACTGCTTGTTGTAGATCTCTTCTAGCTGAGCATCATCGCTTGAGATAGCAGAAGGAGCTTTGAACGCTGATGCATCATAGTTAGGATAACCTTCAACCTTACGAATCTTAACTGTGAAGTCTGCACCATTCCACATATCAAATGGATTGACTGGAGCCTCATCAGGGAACTGTGGTTGCATTGAGTCCATGATCTTATCAAAGATCTTCTTACCAAAACGATACAGCTTAACCTGTCCTTCGTTCTCTGGTGCTGATGGATCTGAGACAATCAGCACGTTTGCAATGTAACGTAGGTTACGCTTACGCTGACGGACAATCGCCTTATCAGCTTCTATGCCAGAGTTCCACATCTTGCTGTTTAGCTCTGATAGAGGATCTTGCTGCCCAATAGAAGTAAGTGACTTCTCAATGTACCACTGACCTGTTGGTCCTTTGAATGCATGATCCCAGTAACGTACCCATGGTGTAGCAGCTTCAGCATCACCAGGTAGGAAACGGATCACAGCATAGCCATTGCCAGCCTTATCACGTGTTGGCTGCCAGAAACGAGTATCTTCTGATTGACGCTGAGTTTGTGTGCCAGATGTTTCTTGAGCTTGTGCTACTAGTTTAGAAAGATCTGTACGGTTGTTCTTTAGTGCTGCGAATGACATATATTTCTCCTTGTTTAAAATATGTATTGTATGTTCGTATGTTCGTATTATACTATTTATAATAGATCCAGGCAACCAGGACTTCTCGATTACCTTTAGTTACTTCTGTTACTTCATGAGCGACAGTAGAATCAAAAAAGATTGTTTCACCAGGTTTGAGCTCAACCTTATGTGCTTGATTGACATGATCCCAAATAACAAAATCTCCACCTGTTAGATCATCAGATGTTTTAATAATTGTTGAGGTAGAAAATATTCTTAACGGTGTATTTTCTTTTTTAATCCGATCTCTATGTCTTTTAAACTTATCTCCCTTACCATACTTTAGATAATTAAATTCACGTACTTCAAAATCTTTTGGATCAAGAGTTGGATCCCATATGTTAATCATATCAAGAAGATGTTTACAAACGTCTGGATACTCTCTTGGTTTAATATCTTGTTTTATTGTAGTTGATCTTGTATTAGGATCAACTTTTTCACCATCCCGACTATTGTAAACACCAGCTTTTACTTCAGCAGAGTCTTGGAAGTCCATATCAAGCAATGATTGCATTGGTATGTCAGTTCTCTTCATATAAAGTTTAGGAGCTCTAATCATATTATCCTACCGGTAATGTATTTTGCCTTGGTAAAAAGTTAAGTCGCATAGCTTCTGCTTCTAGTTTTTCTTTAATGACAGGAGAAATAAATCTCCTGACATCTTCAAGATCAACATCAATATCATCACAGATATGTATAATAGCATCCATGTAGCTTGATCTATGATCCTTTACTGTTTCCTCTACAAGTTTAGTGAATTTAGCTTTTGTTAGAAACTGGTCTGATTCCATTGTCCTCTTGTTCCATTTCTAAAGTGTACACTCCACCAATGTCAGAATACCAAACACCAACAGTACGCTTAGGTGTGCCATCCTTATTGTAAGCCATGGCTACACATCTTTGTGTTACTTTATGTTGACGTTCAGCTCCCCAACGACTGTCAAGGTATACACCTGTTCTTAGATATGCTTGTAGATTTGCAAGATAGACTTCTGTATCAAGATACGCCGCTCGATCCTTAGCATCCTTAGAGTCTTTCATAGGCTTCATAGCTTTTAACATCTGACCCTGATTCTTAATCCAACCACGTACACGAGCTGGTGCAAATGGATCAGTATCAGGAATGTCACGAAGTGACTCATGAACTGTTAACATAGCAGCAGGCTTCTTAGCTTCACGAGCCTTAGCGAGACGTTCAGTAGCTGCAGCTTTTTGTTCTGCAGTCATGACACGCTTCTTGCGAGTCTTCTTGGTACGATCAAACTTAGATAAACCTAGTGTCTCCAAAGCCTTTGCTTTGTTAGCAGCCTTAGTAGCTTTCATCTTTGCAACCTTGGCGGCCATTTCTTCTGCTGTCAACTTTCTACGGGCCATAGGCACCTCCTTCATAATATAAACTATTATCGCATCTTTTTAAATTAAAGTCAACAGTTATTTTTTACCATCAAGGTCTTCGAGTTCCCATTCACCATCAGTATTCTTATAAGCTCGAACAAAATTATTATCGATCATCCAAAGAATGGTAGTCTCGATTACATCTTCTTTGCTTGAGTGGCTATATGACTTTCCAATCATAAAAGCGCAAGCAGAAGCAGCAGCTAACAATAACCAAGTAATGGTGGTGGGATCTATGAACATGCAAATCTCCTAATTGTTTATAATACTATTTATGTGAAAGAAATTACGTTCTCTACACGGAACGAACGGAACTCACACTTGGCAGTATCATAAGCACGAATCACCTCTTTATTCTTCTGACGCTCGGTTCCTTTCATAGGAGGCAGAACCTTTTCAATCAATGTGCATTGCATATCACGCTCTTCACCATTGACCTTCTTAAAGATCACACGGCAGACACGTTTCTGCAATTCACCAATCATATATTCACGAGTTAATTCTTCTGTCATTTTGATTTCCTCAGTATCATAAAAAATTCCAGTCATAACAGCAGGCCTTATACATTCCATTCTGTGAATGTTACGTTCTTTGCCCAAACTTGTTTAAGCTCTTCTAGCTGCTCTTTTAACTTAGCAATCTCATGTTTCAAATGAGCAAGCTGGTCTGCCTGCTCATGAAGTTTCATTTCAAGTTGATTAGTCCCACTCATTATCAAACCTCGTTGTTGCACGGTACGTCTCACCGTAGTATTTGTCAGCATACTTAGATGCATCAGTGTAATAGAAATCTTCATTACGAAGAGCAGAGCTCTCTGTGCGACGAGCTTTGCGTTGCTTAGCTTGCTTCTTCATAAACTTTGCATGTTCTTTTTTTAATTCAGCTGCGAACGTGTTCATACCAATCATTCTCCTTCAGACGTTTCGTGAACATTATCTTCTCTTCTGTAGACATAGTCAACTCTGTTTTTCGACATCCGTTAATAAATTCTCTAAGAGTCCACTGACCCATGCCGTTGTTGACAAGGGAGTAATGTTTATCATCACCCCACTTTTCATGTTTGTAAATCATTACCACTCCTTCTTATCACCATTCATTTCATTATACTCATATCCAGCATGATACTCAGCTATAGCACTATCCGACATTCCATAGCGAGGAATCAACTGGCTTGTACCAGTTCCACCAGTATAAAAATGAGGCTTAGAAGGACGACCGTAGTAGCTATCAGCCGCTCCCCGGTCGAAAGGTCCGCCATGACG